CAATCCCTGCGGGTTGATTGCTGATTCGCCAGGCTCTGCCGACTGGTCAACGGAGTCACGCACGCGCGCGTCGTACTGACGCGTGAAGCGGTTGGATGCTGTGTCGACAAAGTACGCTCTGCCGTTGATTGCTACTGGGAAAAGATCGGGTACCAAGTTCGTTGCTCCTGTACCAGTGTAGAAAGCCGCAGCCGGTTTGAAGGGGCTGTCGAACTTAGTCAGGGTAGCCATGGGCTACTTCCTGAATTTGATCGGGTACTGCACTTTCAGGCGCGCCGACTCGGCTGCAATGCGTTCCCGTCGCAGGCGCACCAGACTGGTGAACGAGTCACGCACGGACCCGGGCGGCACCTCGTCTGAACGACGGGTGTCTCCCTGGGATTCGATGAAGTTCCGCTTGATCTCACGGGCACTCATCATTCGGATGGCCAAGCCAAGTTCCACGATGTCATCGCAGGTGGCCGGGAGCAGACAGTTCGTAGTCAGGTCAGACGACTCGGAGGAAGCCCGAGTGAATGCAGACTTGTAACGGACACGCAGGTCGCCAGCCATCACGCTGTCATCGAGGACGAGCGTGTTGCCGGAAGGGAAATCCGAAGTAGGCAGACCAGTGGACAAACGCGCTCCGGTGACAATCGGGTGATCGTCGGCAAGGTAGCGCAGGCGCACGTCGATGAGTTCCAAGATTGTTCCAGAACCAGTGATGTCAATCTGCCTGTCGCTGCCGTTGTAGTACAGATCCACGGACACCACGCGGTACAGGCCGTTCATGCTGGACGATAGGTCGTCGATCTCAGCATTCACCATGTCGAACATCTGTGCCCGCGGGAAGCGCGGGCTAACGGTGATTACCGCTCCGGACGTGTGCGACGCAGCCGTCGTACCCAAGTACCCACGCTCAACAGTGAGGGTCTTGGTGTTGGCATCGGCGGCCCAGATGTAAAGGAGTTCTGAGTCGATCTCGCATACATTGCCAGCACGAAGGCCGCCAACATCGTAAGTAGTAACCACAGACGTGGCACTACTGTTGATGGTCGACGCCAGTTTGTTACGTTCTTCAACGGTCCCCGATAACAATTGGCGCGACGCCCTATTGAGGATCGTCGCAACGGTGGTCATTTAGTAGGTGTAACCGCCGTACCCAGGGAAACTTCCTGCCTGTGCACGTGCGGCCTTGTTCGCCTTTCGTGACTTCTTCGTGGTCTTGGGAGGACCAGCCATTTCCTTGGCTGGCTTCTTCCCCTTCTTGGGCTTGGCCATTACTTCTTCTTGGCCTTCTTCATGCCGCCCTTTTTAGAACCGTATTCCATCATCCGCTCTTTGGAACCCTCGGACATTTCGTGCTTGCGGTTCTTCTTGCTCATTTTGCCCTTGGCCATTACTTCTTGCCCTTCTTCTTGCCCTTGCCCATCTTCATGGACTTGCCAGTCTTCTTGGCCTCGGCCTTAGCCATGGCCATTCCTTTGGCGGTGTACGCGAACTCTTTCTTTCCTACCTTCGGCATGTCTGTCCTTTCGTTGTGGTTACTTTACCATTTCACTTTGTCGGCCCAATAGGCGGCTGACATCTTGCCCTTGGCGATGTTCTTGGCGTGACGCGCCTTGAACGATTCGCGGCGCTTGCGGTAAGCAGCCGACTCGCCCTCCTTCTTCGGGGAGCCACTGACACCCTGCTGGCCAAAGCGGATTAGTTTCACCTTGTTGCCCTCCTTGGCAAGAACGGCGTGGGACTTGCTGGCATTGGGGGTGCGCTTGGGCTTGTTGTATCCGGCGAACTTCTCGCCTCTGTACTCGATTGTCACTTCCTGTACCTCGCTGTCTTCTTTGCTACTGACTTGGGCTGCTTGACAAACTGCTTGCCCTTCTTGTTGCCCTCAGCCTTGGCCTTGTTGGTCGCTGCCTTTTCCGCGGGAGACAGTGCGTCCCACGCCTTGTCTGGCAGGTAGCGCTTCTTCCCCTTCGACGGCTTGCCGTCCGACGTGCGCCACTTCTGCGCCGTCCAATCCTTGAGGGACTTCTGCGACTTCGACAGTGCCATTACTTGTAACCGCCGCCAGCCTTCTTGTATTCGCTGGCAAGCAGTTGTGCCTTGCGAGCCGACCACTCGCCGGGATCTCCGCCCTTGCTGCCAGCCTTGATCTTCTCGAACAGACGTTTGCGCATGGCTGGCTTTGTGTAGTTGCCTGCCTCGTTGACCCTGGACTTTGCCTTCTTCTTCACAGTGGCTCCACTTTGTAACCGGCGATGTACCCCGCGTTAGAGAGTACCTCAAAGACGCCCTCTCTCACTACGTATTCCTCGCCTTTTCTGAACTTGTAGGTAGTGGTGTTGATGGTCGAGTCGATGTTCCGGTTTACCGTTATCCGCATCATGCAGGCGAATGGCTTGAACTGCGCGGCCCCGTCCAACACCTCGCCCTCCGGAAGAACTGACACCAGTTTCTTGGCAGCCTTAGCCCAAGAGAATTCTTTGACCTTGGGGACATTGGCCAGTGCCTGGATCTCGTACTTGTCACGGTTGGCGTAGTGGTCTCTGATGGCCTGAACCAGGCTGTCCATGTCTGCCTCATCCCAGTTGCCAACGAAGTCGGACCTCCTGGATGTGTGCGGTATGACCGTGGTAGCAATGTGTGCGTACTCGGCCTGCCCGGAGGTTGCGGTGATGATTGTCGGGATGCCCATGGCCATGGCTTGCAACGGCATGAGGCCGAAGCCCTCGCCGCGTGATGGTGCAAGGAAGCAGTCAGCCAGCCCGTACCACTGGAAGACTTCGTGGAACGGCAGGAAGTTGCGCTGGATGTAGACGTTGGGCGGAAGTTTCAGATTCTCTGGAGTGTCCTTGGCCTGCGGCGGAACCTTGAGGTGCAGGTCCGCATCGACGCCGGACTTGACGAACGCCTCGATCACAAGGTCCATCCCCTTGCGACGCCACAGCGAGCCACCCGCATGGAAACGGAACCGCTTGTTTGGCTCGCGGTCCACTGGGTACCAGACCTTCTGGTCCACACCCAGCGGCACCATCACCACGTTGTCGTGGTATCGGGAAAAAAGTTCTACGTTGTGCTGGCAGGGGACGATAATTTGGTCGTAGTGCGGGACCCAGCGCTCAAAGCGGTCCGGGAGTACGTCTGTTTCCCACATGGTGAACAGCGATTTGTATTGCCCCTCCAGGTATCCCTTGACGGCGAAGGGCACCTGCATCTCCACCCGCACGCTTGCGCGCTCGTGCATCTTAACGGTTGAAGGGATTGCGCCCATGAACCCGGCGTACATTGCACCGTAGCCATAGCGTGCATCGGGGAATCCATTCCAGTACTGGTAGTTAGTCAACGGTCTTCTCCAGCCGTGCAGATCCATCGATCATGTGCGGCTGTCCGCCCGTGTCGCGGATTCGCTTGTATGCGTCGAGGTCCTTGTCCAACCTTTTCTCCTTCAGGTTTAGATCCTGCACGTTCTGGCGCGTGGGCATGGCTGCACCAGACATGCGTACGTGCGCGATGCGGCAGGCGAAGCAGCCCTCCACATCCAGGCTCGGATGCGTCTCCCTATGTTTCATGTTCCCCTTAGGTGACTGTGTACCCCGCTGCTACGAGGTCGACCTTCTCTTCTTCGCTCACGAAGTTCTTCGTGCCGCCCCAGTATATTGCCACAACATTGGAGAGATCGCGCGGGTCGTTCTCGGTGAACGTACCGTTCGACAACTTGTAGACATTCCTGCCTCGTGCCATCGGCTCGTAATGGCGGAAGAGTGAGTAAGCCAGGCCGTCATGGATACCCTCGGTGTACCGGACAACGTTGTCGGTCGGAGTCAGGAACAAAAGCAGTTTTTTCTGCGTCGCCGTTGCCGAGCCAGTGCCTGATCCGGTCGCCGTCTTGCGGAACATCTTGATGCCAGTTCCAGTTCCGCTGCCAGTGCCAGATCCTGTGGCCGTGCGCTCGGCAACAAGAACTCGCGTTGCTGTACCGGACCCAAGGCCAGATCCGCTTGCGTTGCGGATCGAGCCGTATTTGACTGTGTTGGAACTTGTACTGAGTCCAGATCCTGACGCAGTACGAGGCGCAATATGCAGCCCAGTTGCGGTGCCAGCAGTGGCCCCTTGACCACTACCAGTGGCTGTGCGAGGCAGAACCTCCTTGGTGGTTGTGGAACTTGTCCCGGCTCCAGACCCAGTAGCGGTTCGCTTGAGAAGAAGGAACTGCGTATTCGTCGCTGTTCCACTGCCAATATTACTGGCGGTACGAACAACGACTGCATAGCCTTGATAGAAGGCAACGCCCCCCGTGAAGGGGAATGTGAAATCGAGCAGGTCAGCCATGAGGCTAACTGCGCTTAGTCGAGGCTAAGGGTCAGCGTGGTGATCTGGAAAGTGTCTCCAGCGGTAACCGCAGCAGATGAGGACAGCGAGCCGGTCCACAGGCAATTGCCAGTGGTCAGATTGTCCCAGAGCGACCAGTGCGTGTAGGTCTCGGTCGCAGCGACGTTGGTCCACTCGGCAAGCGCAGCGGTGGCCATGCTGCCGCTCGATGCGGCGCTCCAGGTCACGCTCTTGCGGGTTGTCTCGGTGGCAGCGTTCGACGTGCCTGCTTCACCGGGGTCGCCAGTGTGCAACTTGATGTACGTGTTGGCGACGGAGAACGAAGTGTTTGCCAGAGTCTCCAGCAACTTGTTCTCTGCGTAGTTGGAAATCGACATGTGGTCACCTTATCACAGTTGAATGAAAGTGGGGGCGGGCCGAGGGGAACAGCAACCCGCCCCCACCAATTACTTGTCTGAACTAGTTAGTTCAGTTTGAGCCGATGCTCGACGCGCTCTCGACGCGACGGAGCGACGCCTCACGGAAGCGGGCGTAGCCACCGAGCCAGTACCAACCGACAGGCTGGAAGCGGCTCAGCACGTCGACAACCGGGCCGCGCACGACACGCGGGAACGGTCCGTTGCCATCGACAATCGAGTGCGCCTTGGCGAGAGCCTGGCGACCCATGATGAGGGTGGCGTACGCATCGATCGTGCCCGAGGTGCCCGAGCCGTTGGAGGCGTTGGCGAACAACGGAGCGCGGGGCGTCTCGATGAAACGGACACCTTCGAACGCACCGATCTCACCCATGTAGATGTTGGCCGGGTCGCTGTAGACATGCGGGTCACGCCACGAGGCAACACCCGTCTCACGACGGAGGTCGTACGACACGTCCGGGTGGATGTAGCCCATGTACATTCCGTTGAACGAAACAGCGTTCGCCTTGCGGAGTGCGGCCACAACCTTGCGGACATCGTTGGCCTCGATGATGTCGGCGGCTTCGATCTCGGTGCGCGAGGTCGGAGTCGTTGCTCCGCCACCACCGTAGACCACGTTGCTACCAGCGGCGAGAACGTCGCTGATGATCGTGTCGATGGAGATACCGGCGTTGTAGCCAACGAGGTTGGCGGCAGCCGAGTCCACATCGAGGAACGAGGTGCCACGCAACTTGGCCGTCGTGTTGACCGCGTTGCCGTACTCGGCAAGGGTCACCTCGACCTGGCTGTCGCTCATGGCGACCGGCGTGACATCGGTGTCTTCCGTGAGGGTCGAGGTCTTCACCGAGAGATCGTTGAAGATCGTGAACTTCACGCTGGAACCAGGCATCGCCTGGGCGACCGGCATAACGTCTGCAACCGCGTCGAACAGAAGTTCGCTGCGGAGTGCGAAGTACGCAATCCGGTCAAACGCTACCTGATCTGTAAGAAGATCAGTCGTCTGAGTCTTAGTCATTACCTGTTATTTCTTTCTCCCGACAGGACGGGAGTCCCGCGGGCTAGAGGTTTTCTGCTTCTTGCCTTGCTTGGGCCAAGAGAGTCATAACCTCGTCCTGCGAGCGAGCGTTGTTGATGCGAGCGGCCCAGTCGACCGGAGGTTCGCTAGTCTGACCCGCCCTCTGTGCCTTCTGCAGTCTGTTCCAGGCGTTCTGTTCGGCCTGGACTTCCGGCTGCTTCTGCTGAGATTGGATGAGATTTGCTTCTTCCAGCGCTGCCCGAATTGCTTCGGGTGTGAAGTCACCGTCGTAGCCCTTGATGAAGTACTTCGAAGCCGGGTGGTCCATCGGGACTCCCGCCTTTACGAAGGCCAACTCTTTCTTGGCTGCTTCGGCTTCGGCTGCTGCTTGGCGCAGTGCCTTGACCTCTTCTTCCAGTTTTCTCAGATGCGAGCGAACTGGATTCTTGGCTGACTGATCAACTGTCTCGTCTTCGAACGTGTCATCGACTTCCGACATGACCCACTCCTTCTGCCCACTCCACAGACGGAGGTCCTGTGAAGGCTGCAATCTCACCCTTGTGAACTGCTAAAGGCGGGGATTCTCTAGCAGGCTCCCTGTTCGGGATTGATTAGATGTTATGTACAAATAGTCCTTGCGTCAAGGATCTACTGCGCCATGCCCACGCCGGTCTCGCGTGAATACGAAGTGGCACCGGTCGTTGCGGTGAATCCACCGCCAGCCTGAAATTCAGACAAGCGTCGACGCTGGCGCTGTAGCAACTGCTGCTCTGCTGCCGTATCGAATCCGAGTGCGGCTCCGACCTTCTGCTCGGTGGTCAGTGCCTCTTCGCCAGCCATCTCCTGGTACAGACCACCAAGCGCACCAGCCGTCTGGAACGCCTGTTGTGCAGCCTCAGCGGTTATGCCGCGCTCCACGAGTTGTTCAGCCGTCTGTGCGGTGAGAGTGAATCCTGCCTGCTCCTGGGCACGCGCTGCGATGCGGGCGGCCTGAGCCTCACGCTGGATCAATGGGGTAGCCCGAGTTGGGTCAAGGAAGTAGGCAGCCAACTGCCCCTCGCTCACGTTGTAGAGGCGCTGCATCTGCTGCTTGACAGCAGGATCTGCCTCGGCAACAGCACGGTATCCATCCTGGATGCGAGCCTGAAGTTCAGCGGGGGACACGTCGTTTTCGATTAGCGCCTGGAAGTCCTCCTGCTGGTCATAGAAGCCAGTTGGCATTCCGTTGGCGCGCATGAGATCGCGGTACTGCTGCTCCAACTGGATGTAGGTGTCGGGCGTCAGGGCGGGCAAGCCCTTTGCTGCACGGCGTGTGTTGGCTGCAAAGCGGGTCTTGTACTCCTGAGTGTCACGCAGTTCGTACAGGATTGCGTCAGCGTCCTCGATACCGCGGGTGACGAGATCACGCAGACGCGTCTCCATACCAGGCATGCCAGCACGCGCTAGGAATGCCGACAGGCGGGCGAATGCGTCCTCGTTGAATGAGGGGGCGGCAGGCGTAGTGTCGCCATCTCCGGTGTCGTCTGGTGTCAGGTCGACGCCATAGAGCGGATCTCCCCACGG